TCTTAGCAGTTTTCTTAGGGAGGTATTTATTAAAATGTTCAACCTTCGGCTCATCAACTTGTGCGTCTGCCTTGGTTTCAACGCCGATTTCATTGAACAACTCGCTCTTAGCTTCGGCATCAGCATTCATAGCGAAAATTTGCAGGAACGATTCGACTTTTGCGTCGTCCATACCTTCAGTTGCAGCCATAAAAGCAGCAGCTTTTTCAGTGCCCATTTGAGCTTCAACTTCTTTACGGCGGGCTTCCAGTTTTGCAGCGATTGCAGCCGCTTCAACTGCTGCTTTTTCTTCTGCCACAGCAGCCAGAGCAGCTTGAGCCTTTTCCAGATCAGCTTTTGTTACAGCCAGAGTTTCCGAAACCTGAGCAAAACTTGCTTTCATTTCAGAGAGTTCTGTCGCCAGTGCAGTCACGTCAGCATTAGCCTCGGTAACCGGAACGGTTTCGGTAGTCATATTGACTTCTTCCTCTTCTTGGTTAAAAAACTTTTTAAGATGATTCAGCATCACGCTTTTCCTTTATGCTTGTCGGCAACATACGCCGAGAATTGTTTATGATCCATAACCTGATTAACAAGACCCAGCTTCATCGCCTCTTCTGCATGAAACATCTTGGCGTCCCACGAAAGAATATCAGCCACAGGAATGCCGGTATAAGAACTAACATGTTCTGCAAAAACGGTTCCCAACCTAGTCACCTCGTCTTGCATTTCAGTCAGAAACTCTTTAGAGAAACTTCCATCTTCCGCAAATGGTGTTTTACCGGGAGTGCTTGCAATGTAGATCGGCTTCAACCCAGCCATTTCGTACGCTTTGGACTTGTCCATGAGCGCCACAACACAGCCTACAGAACCTGTCTCTGCGTCAGGGTGAATGATTACTTCGTCAGCAGCGACATTTAGGGCCAGCGATGCAGATGCAGACATCGTGTCGATATATGCAAACCACTGAACACCAGCTTCGTCGCACATAGTCCGCAGATCGTTCGCGGTGCTGAAAACATGAGATGCTTGACCGCCGGGGCTGGAATGCACTGTGATAAGCGTAGTAACGCCGTCATCAATCAGCATCTGAGCTTGCTCAAGAATTCCTTGGTAAGAACAACCTTGCACATCCCCGCAAGCACCAACAACAGGTTTGTAGGAGAGCGCGCCATCAATGGCAATCTCTCCGATTTTATTCATCTGTTTGGCCTTGACAGGCTCTTTAGAACCCTCTACAATCTTAGAAAATTCAACAGAGTTGCGATGGGTAAGATATTCAAGAATAGATTGAGCGGCTTCCGCTCGGATGAGGTGTGGAGTGTTGTAAAGGCTCTCCGTGAACCTGAAAAGACTGTGTGCCATGTAACTCCTTATGCGGCGTTTTCATTGTTTCCGGTACTGCTGTCCTTCTTTGTTGGCTTCTTGGCAGTCCCATCGAACGGCGTAGTCATCCCTTCTCCAGAATTGCTAGACTCCATCGTAAACTCAAGATCGTCAACCTTCGTATCTTCAGGGAACTCTTCAACACCGATTGCCTTACGAAGGCGGTTAATAGTCTTAATGTCTTTAACAATCAGACCAATCGAACCAGAACGTTGAATAATCTTGCCAAGCTCGTCAGCAGACATTTCAGAGATATCACCCGGAACAAACTTGGGCAGACGCTCAAGGCTCCAGCCGTTCAAGCTAAAAAGCTGCGGGATAAGATCGTTGTTGAGGACGTCAGCAATTTCATTCAGGCGGTGGCTCATTGCGAGCGATACGAGATTCGTGTTAGAATCCGCAAGAGAGAACGAACCAAGTTCAGTAACATCTTTGAGAATGTCAACACCCAAGGCAGCGTAAATCTCGTCGTGATAACGCTTGATAACATTATCGATATTCGCGCCATTGACGCCCTTCTTTTCCAGAAGGCTGATGTCGAAAAGGTCTTGCTTACTCACTTCGTCAATACGACGGGGGAAAATGATGCCTTTGTTCGTACCTGCTTGAATCGTGTCCAGAAGCTTTTGGCAGGCTGTATAAACAGCTTTCATGTCATCTGGTGCGTCCGCTGCCATATATTCAGGCGGAAGGCGTAGCAATGGAAGGCCGTTGGACTCCTTAGCAATACCAAGCAATTCTTGATCGCGAAGCATGTCAAGCTGCTTCCAGGCCTTGTATGCGCCCTTCAGAATAGAATTTCCTGTTGGGTCGCCTTTGGTGGCGTCTGCTGTGAACAGAAGGAATTTCTCGCGCTTGATAGGGATAAGGCCATGTTCATTGGCTTGATCCATAAACATTGCACCGTTCTCTAGGTTGACGATAGATTGCTCGCATCCAAGCAGATCGCGACCATCTTCAGAGAAGGTCCAACGAACAATGGTGTCCTGCCCACGAGGGGAAAGCTTGCGTAAGCCTACGCGGCCATCATTAAACTTGCTGCCATTCTTATAGAGGCGCCGACGATATACTTTTTCTTCTACAGCGAAGCCATACGGCATATAAGTAATGACATCAGAAAGAAATGCTGCCCAGCTATGGTCCATGTCGCTCATACACGACTTTACAAAAGCGGCGCGCTCTTTATCTTGTTCTGTTGCACCATCTGGAGGTTGCACATCCCATTTCACGCGGGAGAGCAACATGCGATATGTGTTGAATGCGGATGCAATCACTGCATCGTTCATCATCTCGCGCACGGTTGTGTAGAACGTAGGCCACCGGAACGCACGCTGGGGATCGTCAATTACTTTCCCCCACACCGTGCGCAGGCCAACAAAGCCTTGCTCTCCGAGGGAAATTCTTGGAACGGGCATGCCGTCGTCAGCCGCAAGAGCAGCAGCCGAATTGTCTTTTGGCTTTTTAGCTGCCATTTGTGCTCCTTTTTATTTACTAAAACGAATAGTAACATGTGACAACAATCTTGTCAAATATTGTGCTACTATTCGTATTTTGTGGTATTATAGGGAGGGGATAGGGGATTCCTGCGTAAAAACAGGTAATGCAAAATTGGGCATGATGGCTTGCCTACACAACGTAGAGAATGCATCACTGGTTGCATCAACCATGTCATCGTGCATGTTTCTAGAACCAACAAAGTTTTCCAATTCAGACAGATAGTCGTCATTCCAAGTTCCGCGAACAATCCTCACGGCACCACTCTCGCACATAGCGGCAAATGGAAGGAAACGAGTAACCTTCTTGGACCAGCCACTCATTGGGATCGACTTAATAATCAAGCCACGTTCCGCAAAATGACGTGTAAAGAACATATTTGAGCTTTTTCCCCCAGCGCCGGTATCAGCGGGAATTGTGACAGGGATATCTAGACCATCCTCATTGGCGGTGTCCACAATCATTTTCATAACACCGTCCGTAAGCTTCCTATCTCGTTTTACATCCTCGATATAGTAGACACCTTCCTTTGTCCTTGACATCAAGACGCCAGCGGTATAGTCCGGGTCATGGTTAGTCTCACTCGGAACAGATGCCGCTATATCCCAGCTACGCACCCTCACAGCATCCACTGGGGCGGCTTCGACAACCTCAACCCATTTTCTTTGGAAGAAGCTATTTCCTTCGGGAACCGCTGTCCATGATCCATACAGATATCTTGCTTGCGCCACCCTAGATTGGGCCAAAAGATTTGCCAAATACGATGGATTGTTCTTAAGAAGCACAGGATTTGAGTACACGTCCATCGGGACAAATCGAAAACTCATTGGAATAAAAGTTTTACCCATCTCCAACCCAGCGCCGTGTTCGGCGTAGAGTTCTTCCTTTGAGTTGCCCCACTTCATCTTACCGTTCAAGATGACGAACCAACGAATTCTATTTTCTGTGCCCGGAACTGGAATACCTGTGGCTTTGTCCAAACAATAAGGCTCAAGGATTTCATAAAGCCAACTGTGCCGAGACGGGTTGCACGAGATTGTCATACCAATCTTACCCTTGTACCTCGCACCACGTAGACGAGCGCTCATCGCCAGAATCTGTGCAAGAGTAAATTCAGCCCCTTCGTCAACGAGGATATTCGTGGCCTGCCAACCCTGCACCTCTGAAAGATCGGCTGGCATCGCGACAAATTTGATTTGTGCCCCATTAGGGAAGTGCCACTCTTTGGCCTGTGCTTTATAGACAGCTTTCCAGTGCGGATAGAGTTGTTTCGACTCATCGATAAGGCCGCCGATCGCTGTAAGCATGGGGTATGTGAGTCGCACCACTAGAACACGTGCGGCGGGGTCTTGGCAAAACTTTAGTGCCTTCACTAGCATCATATAACTCTTACCACCGCCAGCCGTGGTATTATTCAATAAGAGGCGCTACACTCTTACCAGCCTTTGTAGGCATCCCACTATCGCTAGTGGGGCTAGACTATATCTTCATCCTTTCGGAGAACCCTGTTTCCACTCGCTTGAGTGTACTCGCTTGCGCGATAGTCGTTGAACGCTTCTCGTTATGAGATTCCGCTGCTGATTGTCTCTGTGAGATGTCCCAGCAATTAAGGGCTTGTTTTTAACGTGGAGGCACTGGACTTTCACCACCACCGACCAACAGAATGTCAGTCGTATCATCTTGTAGCACCATGCGCTGTTTTTCAGAGCATGGTTGAATGTTAGGTTTTGTTGTCATTCTATCCCCATGTCAACCAAGCAGTCAATTATATCTACAGCTTCATCTGCGTCTAGCCCAATAAAGGTTTCTGTCCATCCGTCAAATTTAGCATCGTACTGCTTGTACTGCTTTTTAAAATAATTAAGTAGGGCTTTTTCAAGTTTTCTACAGTTGACTCCACTCAAAAAGTACTCCTTCACGACGATGAAATCTCGTTTTGAAGTTCTACTAACGGAAATACTGCGATCTAGAGCGGTGCGGTTTGTGATGCCTATCTTTGTGGACTCTCCACATGTCAGCACGTACAACAACCCCGCTTTACTACTTTGAAACCCGTAGTTGCATTCGTTTTGGCAAGGACACCCTAGCCCTTGTATAACGTGGGCAGGCACCTTATCGAAAGCAGTATTGCAACAGTTGCACATCAACGTCACAGGTTCGTAGCACCCTCTGTATTCTACTTTTTCGTAAGAGTACTTATCACCATGTATTGCCCTAGATTCTTTTTCAAATTTCTCTTTTGTCCACAGCTTCTTTTGTGAGATGACTTTATTTGCGCATAACCTGCACCCAGCACCTGCAATGTGCGAGTCCGGTGTTTGTGTAAAATCGACTCCGCAATCATTGCAGCTAATAACAACTTTGTGCTTATTGCCCTTGTAATCCACCTGCGAGTAGTTGTACTTAACGTCACCATGAGTGGCATATGCCCTGTCCAAAAATTCTTCGTATGTTAGACGCTGACTCACAGAGCTTTTCTCGCTAATGCACTTAGGACACCCACCTTTATACCTGAGATGGTCGGCAGGAGGTTGCCAATAAACTTCGTTGTGTACTTTGCATTTTATTTTAACTTTGTTTTTCATGCTCTCGTACACAACTTCGCCGTAATCATTAAAGCTATTTAACCCTAGCAAATTTGCGCGTTCTACAAAAATGTCCTTATTCTTTTTGTTTACAGCCACGCATCTTGTATCGCATCCGCATGAAAATCGATGTCCCGACGTTAAACCTGTTTTTCGTGCCGTGCAAGCATTTCCACAATCGCATAAACAATTCCAGTAAGTATCTCCAGACCAGCCTACTACCACAAGCTTGTTAAATCTTTTACCAGTCAAATCTTCACCGCGAAACTTTCCCATCTTTACTCCTACACGAGTTAATAAAAGTGACTATCTAGCTGTGTAGAGCTAGAAAGGGAGCTACCCTGTTCGCCACAAAACTTGAAACAACAAAAAGCCACACAGCATTCCTGCCGTGCAGCCTCCTTTGGAATATCGACTAGCCGCTACCTAGTCTGTCTATACTTAGTCTTTACAACTTGGCCTAGACAGGCGCTTACGCGGTGTGCCCTATATTTAACGAGCGCGCACATCACAAACGCTCTTATTCGGTGTCGCAGCGCCACTCAACCATGCCTGCGAGCTTTAGTGACCTTAGAGCCACCCTCTCCACTAACCCGCCGAAGCGGGGTATGCTCGTCGGAGCTAGTCCCTTGAGCAAATTTGTTACGAGAATTTGTGTCAGCCCTCGTCGGCTTTCGTGACCTCGACTTCAACACCGCAACCAGCTTCTTCTTTCACCGACTCGTCTTTCTTACCAAAAATGTTATCAAAATTATCGTAATAATTCTTCCAACCTGTGCCACGTGGCCTATCGCCCTTGCCACAATCATGATAGAATGTTTTTGTATTGTTATCAGACATATTTTCTCCTTATGTTCATGTGGCACGGAAT